GATAAACATCAGCTACAATAGAATCGTGAACTGTATTTACAAGTAAACTTTTTACCTTTTGTTCTTGCATAAGTTTATATATATTTATACAAGCAAGTGGTACAATATCTGCTGTTGCAAAACCTTGCACAGGATAATTTTTTATTTGTGTGCCATATGTAGAGCCACCCCAAGGTGTTCTTTCTGCGTATGGGAATGAATACTCTCTACCAGTTGGTAATTTAACTCTTTTAAATCTAATAGCTTCACTTTGTAAGTGCTCATGCCAAACTTTTATATCTTTATATTTTTCTAAAAATTTAGTATAATATCTTTTCTCATCTTCTGTACCAGTTACACCACCATACAAAGGTTTAAATGTATGTGCCTTTGCATCTTGCCTTGATACACCTATAATATCTGCAGTGTACTGATGAACATCTATTTTATTTTTTATATCTTCCATACCTTGCTTATCTTGTGCAAGGTATACAGCAGTTCTAAATTCTAATTGTGCAAAGTCTACTTCTAGTATACTACCTTTTTCAAATCTAGATGTTACAACTTTTCTTATAGGAAAAGTTTTACCTCTTGGTTGGTTTTGAAAATTAGGATCACGACTAGATAATCTACCTGTTGCTGTAACTGCTTGCATAAATTTAGGATGTAAGAAACCTTTTTCATTTGTAAAATTTTTTAATCCTTCTACAAAAGTATTTAAATAAGTATCTACTGCATTATGCCTAACAATAGCATCAATAAATTGTTTAAACTCACCCTCTGCTTCTGCAGATATTTTAGTTAAAGTTATTCTATCTGTTCTAAAACCAGACTCTGCTATATCATATACACTTCTAGGTCTTTGTCTAAATCCTGCTATCTTTGCCATAGGTGTATATATATAACCATCACCATCACAGTCTACACATTTAGTATAATTTTTATATGGACTACCATCTTTTTTTATTTTTTTAACTACACCTTTACCTTTACAAGTTATACATTGTTCTGCTACAGTTCTATGTATTACCTCTGTATTATCTGCAACTAAATTTCTAAATTGTTGTCTTGAATAATTTGGTCTTCGTTTATTTTTTCCTGTGCTTTTATCTATACCTACATTAAATATTTTAGCCCATTCTTTTTTATCTTTAGGTTTTACAGAATATATTAACCAAGCTAATTGTTCTGGACTTGATAAATTAATTTTAGTATCACCCATTTGTTTGTATACTATCTTGTCTATCTTCTGTTTTAAATATGCAAACTCTGCTCTGTATTCTTTTTCTACTTTACTTAAATCATCTAGATCTATATTGATTCCATTTCTTTCCATATCTGATAGCACAATTAAAAATTCATTCATCATTTTAGCAGTCATCAATAAACCCTTATTTTTAGCCATTTTTAGGTCACTCATTTGCGAATCAAATAATCTTCTAGTTATTTCTACATCCATTCTACCATACTCTTCAACTACATCTGCAGGTATATTTTGAAATGGTATACCCCTATCTGTATATTCTTTTATACGATTATCTTTTGATCCAATCTTTCTTCTACGGCAAGACATTTCTAATGTTAAACTTTTTCTTATACCTCTATTTAATATATACTCACCTAACATAGTATCATAAACTTTACCACTATATTTAAATCCAGATTCTAATAACCACATTAAATCAAATTTTATGTTATGACCTATAAGTAAAGTTGTTTTATCTAACACGGATTGTATTTTATGATAACATCCTTTATCAATTCTTTCACTATGATTTGTAAAGTAATACCCATCATTTATACCAACACTAACTAATATATTATCAGGATGAAATGGTGATGGATCATATCCACCTGTACTTGTTACTTGCCAAGATGTTTCTACATCAACTGTTGTTATCATACTTCATACCTACTTATACTTCTTCTAATGGTACACACAGGTTCACCATGATAACCATTTATTTTATTTTTACTTATACATAATGTTCTTATTTTATTTTCTAAATCACTATTAGAGTTTCTACCTATACCAATAATCAAATCAGCTTCAGCAGCTTTACCAGTTTTAGAATTTTCCATTTGGTCAAACGAAATACTATTTCTATTGTGTGCATCAGCAGATGCTTGAGATATTGCAATGACTGCACAATCTCTTCTCTTTGCTATCTCTCTTACACTTGTGTAGATCTGCCTTAACTTCTCATCTGTCCTTGCATATGTACCAGTTACATTTATTTTATCTAACTGATCTATTACTATTATATCTGGTTTATGTTTTTCGCAATGTGCATCTACATCTTCCATTGACCAATCAACTGTATCAAACATAGATACATTATTTTTTATTTCAGCCCAAGAGTTTTGTGCTATATTTTTTTCTTGTATTATTTCTTCTCTTGTCATACCAGTATAGCAGGATATTGCTCTCATCTGTGTTCTTATTGCAGGTTCTTCATTTATAAATGCATGTATCTTTGCACCCTGTTCTGCAAAACCATTTGGTCCTGCACATAGGCTAACCCAGAATGCAGTCTTACCTGTCTCTGGTCTAGCAAATGCTATCATAAGATTACCACCACCAATACCACCTACATTTTCTTTTAAAACAGGTATATTAAATTTCCATTTTGTAGTTACATCTAATAAATCTAATACTTGTTCTACATTACTTGTAACTGCAGGAGTTTTTTCTTCGCTGATATTTTGTTTATGTTTTTCTATCATACCAGTTATGTCAGTAAAGTTTGCTTCCTTACCATTAAATATTTCTGTAGCTTCTACTGCTATTCTTTGTGCTAAATCTCTATCAGATAAGATACGCATAATATCTTTTGCTATCTCTTTACTTGGCTCTTGTACTTCTTTTATATCCTCTACTAATTCACTAAACTTTTCTTTTGCAGCACGAGTTAATGCAGGATTAAATATAGCAGTATGTAAAGAATATAACTCATCTACTTTTATATCATCACTATATTTTTCGTGTGCTTTTTGTATTGTTTCATACAAAGCACTTATGTCACCTGCAAATACAGTTGGTGATAGCATACCCTTATGTTGAGTATAAAATTTTTTATTAAGCATAAGCCTAATCATTTGTTTTTCAATCATAAAATATTTCCCTTACTTGTTCTGTGTTATAGTATTTTAAATCATCTTCAAGAGGTTTTACTATTACATTTTCAAATCCAGAAGACCTTAAATCTTTTGCCATATCATATGCTTTTGTTGTAGCATCTCTATCTAAACATATATATAAATTTTTATATGGTTGCAAATGATTTTTGTGTACTGCTTTTAATTTAGTACCCATAATTGCTATACCAGTTAATATGTTGGATACTGCACAAGCAGAAGGACAATCTTCCACAATAACTGCATCATTACATTCACCACATTTAAATGGCACATCTTTATTACCATACATATACCATTTAGGAAAGTCATCTTTACTTAATGCTCTACCTACTGCACCTACTATTTTATGTGACATTCTATTTTTTATTAAGAACACAACTCTATTTTGCTTTACATCATATTTAAAATCTGCTCTACCCCAAGACCAAGACTCCCAACAATTATTATTTGATAGCCAACGCATTGCTTTTTCATTCGAATATATAGATTGAAAACTATCTGGTATTAGAAAGTCTGAATCTTCTATATGTAATTGTTTATTACCATTAAATACTTTTTCTACATAGCGCATATCTTTTTCTCCTTCTTTTTTTCCTCGTGCTTTACAAGACGCATGGAAACAATACCAACTTATTTTATTTTCTGTAGTGTCTACTGCTAGTGTATTTTTATTATTACAAAATGGGCAATCCATTCTAATGTTTGTATCTGGTGGCACAAACAAACCTTGCACAACTGCTAATTGTTGTTTATAATTCAATAGGTAATTCCTCGTATGTAATAGAATATCTATCAACAGAATAAAAATCATCTTTATCAATCTTCATTAGATTGTGATTTAAATATTCTGCAATTTTATTTTCTACTTGTTCTATTGTTGGTTCTATTGTTGGTTCTATTTCGAATGGTATTATCGCTGTTGCTTCTATTCCTAGTCCTGTTATTCTTACTTTGTATTTTTTCATTGTCTATTTCCCTATCATACTTTTCTTTATTTGTCAAGCGATTTTGCTTTTTTATTTTTGCATAATAACTTGGGTGTTTCCACATAAAATTATTTTGTACTATTAGTTATAGTATATCTTAACACACTTGTTATTGGATTATAATCTGTAGATTTACAAGATGTAAGGCACAAGAATATTAATACTATTAGTATTCTCACAGTCTACCTTTTCTTTCTGATCTAGGTTTATATGGTAGTTTAACTACCTTACTACTTGGATTACCTTTACGGCTTGTCCATTTTATTTCAACTTCTTTGGCATCACCACCTTGAAAAGACTTCATTGCTTTCTTTAAACTCATTGCTTCAATTTCTGTGACGACAGTATCATCACCTATTTTAATTGGACCTTTTTTTACGAATGTATATTCTCTCATTAGTCCTCCTCTATTTCAAAATTAACACATGTCATTCCACTTGTTGGGTGACCAGATTCAGTCCATTTAAAAGGACAAGTGTCTAACCACTCATGAAAATCTTCCCATCTTTTTTCTATTTCATTATCTATATCTATTTCTTTTTTATTCATACTAATGCTCCTTATAGCTTACTTGTTTGATTGAACGACTCCAACAGGCACGACAACTACCACACTCACCATCTTGTTTGTATGCAGGACATTCTCTACCTATTGCTTTTTTATCTTTGTGTACACCAGATGTCCACTTCCAAAAATTAGGTGGTGGACTATCTACCTTGATTGCTGACACACGCAAACATAAATTCTTTGGTACATCTTCTTCTTTGATGTCTTTAATAAATTGATATTCTCTTGTGGCTAACCAATGATTTATC